GATCGCATGAAATCGCTGGCCGCTGACTATCTACGGCGGCGGGGACTCGGGCCTGCGACCCCAGGCCAGGCGGACGCCAATGCCTAATTCCTTCCGCTGCCCGTCCTGCGGGAGTTTTACCAGGGTTGTCAATTCCAGGCCGAACCACCGCGGCGTTTACCGTCGCCGCGAATGTCAGCGCGGCTGCCGATTCACCACCCAGGAGGCACTCGTCGGGAGCGACATCCTTGGTCACCTAGAACAAAACCTTCTCCGCAAGATCCGAGCCCTATTGGTCGAATTCGATCAGGAGAACAGAGGTCAGTGATCATCGCGATCACCGGCGGACGCGACCACGCACCGGAGCATGCCGAGGTGCTCTCTTTCTGGCGCTTTTGGAGGGAGCTCGGAGGAACCGAGCTTCGCCACGGCGCGGCTCGCGGAGTTGACTCCGTCATCGGCTCGCTGGCCAAGGGCGCAGGGGTCTACGTTCGGCCGTTTCCGGTAGACGAATCTATCGACGGTCCCTGGCCGGCCGCTGGTTATCGCCGGAACTGGCGAGCTGGCGCCAGGAGAATCCTGTGTGAGTTTGCCGGGCGCCGCCTCGCGGCGAATAACCGCAACAGCCTTAACGGTACGACATCTGTGCCGAGTCACCCAACAAGCCCAAATAGAAAGGACGATCCTATGACTAAGCTCGAGTTGGCCCTAATGCTCAACGGCCGAGAGATGGGCGAGGAGATCTCCGACGACGAGGAAGCTCTCGCCAAGGCGTCCAACCTCGTTGTCGTGTTCGGAGCCTCCGACGATCTAACGGAACTGCGGGGCGCCGTCAACGACGAAGTCAGCTGCATTTACGGCGGCTCGTTCCTGATCGATGGCAAGGGCTTGCTTCCCGACGAACGCGACGAGGACTGGAGCGACGACGAGATGCTCGAGTACCTCACCAGGAAGCGCCACGCGGCTAAGGTCGAAGCTCTTTGGTGCGCTCCGGGATCTGAATGCTCGTGGTCCTTCAAGACGGATCTCGACGTCTGCACTTTCGAGATCATGGAGAGTGACGAGCTGTACTGCCGCGGAATCGTCTTCGAGCTGCCGCCTCTGCGCCCGGAGTGACAACCGTGCGCCTTCTCCTGGTCGACGGCACCAACGTCGTGGTCCGCTACGCCTACGCGATGCTGGGCGAGCGACAGGAGGATCCGAGCGATGCCGAGGCCGCCTCCGTGGTCCGCGGCGCGGAACGCGCCATCCGCCATTGCGCCACCTGGGTCCGCTGCCGTCACGCCGCGATCGCCCTGGACTCCAGCGCGGAGACCTGGCGCCGCGGCATCTCCCCCGGGTACAAGGCCAACCGCCTGGGCGTTACGCGACCGTGGTCCGAGCGCCTGCGCGCCGCCCTCGAGGCGGGTGGGTGGAGGTGTCTGCAGGTCGACTCCTTCGAAGCGGACGACATCATCGCGACGCTGGCCGCCCGCGGCTCGGAGCGGGGGCACCAGCCGGTGGTGCTGAGCTCCGACTCCGACCTGCTCCAGCTCGCCGGCGAGTTCGCCGAGGTCTGGCAGTTCGGCCGCAGGGAGGACGAGCCGCGCTTCGTGCAGCGGACTCCCGAGTGGGTGGAGGCCAAGTACGGCTTGGCGGCCGTAGGCCAGCTGGAGCTCTACAAGGCCCTGGTGGGCGAGCCGGGCGAGAACCTGCCCGGGGTGAGGGGAATTGGCCCCAAGAAGGCGGCTGCGCTCCTGCGGGGCTGCAGGACGGCGCAGGAGCTGCTGGCCTGCCAGGTCCTGGGCATTGAGGCCAAGGCCCAGCTCGCGACGATGCTGGCCCTCACCTCGCTGCGCTACGACGTCCCCTTGCCGATGCTGCAGCCAGCCGAGTGCGAGGTCCCGCGGGGCACCTGGCGGCCTTGACGGGATAGGGGCATAATGTCGCACGCGGGACAAATTGCCGCAACTCAGCAGGGAAGCCTTAGTGGGACATTTCGTCCAGTTGACAGGCCGGGGGGTCACCGTAAAATGGAAGCGGCCGGGGCGACTTTAGACGAGGCTGCCCCGGCCGCAAAGGAAACGAGATGCCCCGATCATACATGATCGCCACACCTCAGTCCGAACAGAACAGCCTCGTCGTCGTGTCCGCCCGGGACGTGAACCACCGGGGGCGGAGCGCCCCGTTGTGATCCCCGGGGCACCGAGGGGCGGTCACAGCTCAGTCTCCAAGATCGATAGCGCCGTAGAACTCCTCGGACTCTCGTTTCCACGCAGCGGACCGCGGTTGCGGAAGCACGCTTTCTGGAACCTGTTTCACCCGCGCTTCCGCAATGCCGAACGTCAGGCAGCAGGAGGGTTCGTTGTTGGGGGTGAGCCAACGGACCTCGTAACGCCAGCCCATGCCGCCGTCGTGCCAGCTTTCGACGGCCTCAATGTGGCCAACGCCTTCGCCTTCGACATGGACGCGGTCACCAACGCGGTGCAGGCTCGGACGAGGAGAAAACGCGCGGAACCACAGGCGTTTTGCAGCCCATACGCAAGGTGCGAGCCGGCGGCGCAGGTCAATCATGGAGTGGACTCCGAATGGTGGCCGAGCCCGTGGTAGGGTCGAAGTTCGGCGCTGCCTTTGACGTACAGGGGGTGTCGGGGATGCCCGCTCGCGGTCAGGCCGAGTGCGAAAACAGGTCGCTGGCCAATCCAGCCGAGCATAGTCTCCCCCTGGTCCAGATAGCCACCGTTGACGCCCCATGCGCAGACGATGAGGGCAGCCGTCTCGGCGGCCCGCTCAACCCATAACTGATTTTCGGGGCCCACCAAATTGTCTTTGTAGCTGAGGGCCAACAGATCGGCGGGGCGCGTCGCGCGGTGCGCGAACAAGTTGACCACTTCCAACCGCTCGAAGTTCCAACGGGCGGCGAAGGAGACGCAGCGCCGGATGGTCGGATCGTCCTGCTCGCCGTCAGCTGTTGAGGGGTTGAGCATAATGAACAGACAAGCCCGCGGCTCGCCGAGAGGATCTCCTTTCCCGTCCATTGCGCCTTCGACCCACTTCCAGTTCTTCGGATCGTGCGTCCCGCGCCACTCCCGCCACAGCAGGTAGCGGTAGCGCTCATCCTTCGAGATATGCGCGCCGGCGTCATTGTACCTCATTTCACATCTCATCGGCCTCAACGTGGAACCGCTACTGGCGATCGCCTCGCTCCACTCGTTCACATTGGTTCTCGCCATTTTGGTTCGGCCGCTTTCCATCGGTCTCTCATTAAGACAAGATTCCTCCTGAGGTCTTGGCCTGTTCCGAGGCGACCATTGAAGCCGTCGTCCCACCAGTGACCGTATTGGCGCGCCCATTGTAGCCACGCGACGATCCATCGGACGCGCTCTACAAGGCGGCGCATCCTCACAGCAGAGCCCTCTTCATCCGCGCTGCGAACTCCAGCACCGCGCGCCAGCGGTTCGCTCCCGGCGCGGGAGCGCGTAGAATGAGTGGGCACCGGCGTTGTTTGGGCCTGGCATCTTTGAACAGGCCGACCAAGTGGCGCCCCCACAGGCACAGCCCATCCGCCTTCCGCAACTTCATAGCCGGCCGGAACACGGTGGAAAGGCGCGACCGCTGGGCCGGCTTGGCGCGGTGAGCGCAGCCGCTGCAGTCACGTGTCCAGAACTTCCCCGATCCGTCGTACTTCGTCGGGAACGCCTCGGGCGGTCGGCGGATGTTGACGAGATCGCTCATCGCCCCATGTTGGCGTCGTGGCACCGCTTGAGCTTTTTCCGATCTTCCGGCGCCATGCCTTCGTGAGCCATCTTCTTGTGGGCTTCCACGATCCTGAGGTGCTCCTGGCCTTTGAGATCTTCCGGCTCCGGACCTGTGGGCATCTTCATGACGCAGCTCCTTTCTCTTCTTCGTCCAAGCGGATCAAGTTGCGGTGCATAGCCTCCAGTCTACGCTTCAACCTCTCCGCCACCAAGGCCTTCGCGCGGTCTCCACTATCCCAGGCGCAGCGCGCCTCGTCGGCAGCCTTGCCAATGCGCCACCAGATCTCAATCAGAAGGTCGCGCAGCATTATTCCTCCAGCGCCTTCAGGGCCGCGGCTACTCGCGCCTCGTGTCCTGGTGAGCGATGTTGCATTTCGGGGTTGGGGTCCACGCCCTCCTTCTCCTGCCAGACGCGACGCTCCGCCAGCCAATGCTCGTAGGCCGGCGTACCGTCGAGCCCGAAGACCTCGCGCGCCGGCCGCAGCTCGCCGAGCCTTGCTGCGAGGTCGCGCAGTATGGCCTCGATCGTGGGTCCGGACGGCTGGGTCGGGTGCTGCTCCACGACCTCGAGCCATATACTCAGCGGTACGTATTCCAGGCGACCGTCCGCGGTCCAGCCGATCGGAATCTGGGGTTCGGAGGTCACTCTTGATCTCCGTCGCGCGCGAGCATTTGGTCATTTGCCCGTTGCGCCCAGCGTTCGGCGGCAAGGAGCGTGGGCAAGCCCGACCTAACGACCTTCTCGTCCGGCTGGACCGGCATGGACTCCCCAAGTGGACGACAGTGTCCGCCGTGCCCCTGCGCCACCTTGAACGTTTGATCGATTCCGGGGCGGTAGTTATATGCCATGTGAATCCTCGGGATTCCTGCCGTCGAGGATGGCACGGAGTCTCTGTAACGGTGCGCTCGTGATTCCGTAAGTGCATTGGTCGGCAATGGCTCGCAGCTCGGGCCAGGCGTTGTACCGCCTAGCCGCCGCAGCGTAGCCGGCGGCGCGCTGCTTATCATTCTTCCATATGCCGCGCTCGGGAGCCAGGAAGTGGTGATCGAACTCGGTGTGGTGGCTCAGCCTCTCCGGCAGCGGCTCCTCTTCCGGGTCCCATGTCACTAGGCCGGTGTCTTCCAGGTAGCGGGCAATAGCGTCCCACCACGATTCTTGAGTTGGGCGGAGCCCCGTCTTGATGGGAAGCTCGGCGAGGAATTGGCTCTTCTTCATGCTTGCTCCCTTCTTCGTTACTTCTATACTCTCGATTGTATCGCGCTCAAGATCGCCGCGTCAAGTGCGCGCGCGAATCGAGTAGTACGCGACGCCGTCCGTTTCGGTTCGCGCCAGATCGCCGGCCGGATCGAGGCAATCGCAATCCATCAGGAAGGTAAGAAAGCCGGAATCCTCCGCCGGCCAGGCCTCTGCCCAGGCGGGATTCACCGCGCCGTCGCGCCACAGGCCGAGCTCGGCCGCGCGCGCCGCCAACGCCTTCGCGGTCTCGGTCGCGATCCCGAACCACTTCTCGAAGGACGACACCTTCGTCACCCCGAACCAACCCGACACCAGGGCGAAGACCACGACGTCCTCGGGGATACCCTCTTTCTCCGCCGCGCCGATGACGTCGGCGAGCCCGGGGGGCGCCGCGACGGCCGCCTTCACCGCCTCGCGCTGCTCGAAGAGGTGGCGCTTCGCCTCGGTCGGCATTCCCGCCCACCTCTTCCGGCCGTACTCGGTCCGCTGGGCCGGCGTCCACTTGTTCATGCGCAAGCGGGAGTTCGCGCGGATCCGCTCGAGGCCGGCCGCGCTGAAGCCCTTCCGGCGCAGCGTCTCGGCCGCCTTCCTCGTCCGTTCCGCGCGCGCCTCGGCCGGCCGGGAGTGAGTGGCCGCCGCGCCCATCTTCGCGATCTCGCGCCGGCGCTCGGGGTCCATCTTCGCCGCCCCCTTCTTGCAGCCCTTGACCAGGTTCTCTCGCGGCTGCGTGGCCAAGCGCGTCCTCGCCGCCCGCTGGCCGATCTCGCGGCGTTGCTCGGGCGTCCTCGCCGCCCACTGGCGCTGGATCGCCGCGGTCACCTTCGGATTCGGCCCCCGCGGGCCAGGAGGCGGCGCCGGTGGCCAGGTGAAACACCGCAGGCACGAGGTGCACCGGTAGGTGAACCTGCCATGGCTGGCGCGCTGGTGCCGACTGGACGACCCGCCGCAGGATGGACATTGCGGGTTCGGAGGACCATTCTCCTGCGCCTGCATCATCGTGGCGGGCGGTGGGGAGTGCGCGTTTTTCGACCTGGAACTTGCAATCGGATCGTCGTGACTACTCACCACCAGCGCAGGCGCGACGTCCTGGTGGGCGATTTCACCCGCCTGGGCGTCCTCGGCTTCCTCACGGGCGACTTGGCGCTTGGGCGAATTTTCCCTCCACAGCTGCTCCGCGAGCTCCAACTGCCGCGGGGTGAGGAAGCCCTTGTCGGCCAGCTGATTGGCGAGGTCGCGGGAGATGGGGTGCTGGAGTGCCAGCCATTTCTTGAGCCCCGGGTGCTGCCTCAGGAACTCCGGTGCATCGGACCTTCGCCTGCCGGGGCGAAGGTGCTCGGGCACTGGGCCCTGGAATTGCGACCTGTCGATTCCACCGGAGGTCGCCTGGCGACTGCCCGTGAAGGCGCGGCCGGTCTCGCGAGAGCCGGCCATCTTATTCGGTTCCGGAAACCGGACACCGCGCGGCGAACTCGAGGCGCAATGTGACTTGCCCGCCGCCAGGAACGGGCGGCTGAAGCTCGACATCGGCTCTAGTGGAATCGCCGCCATTGAGCCCCGCCGCGATGCTTTTCACGCATGAAGCAATTCGCTCGCTCAGATCGCCGATTTGTTCGTCTCTCTTCGCCACGTTCTCCTCTCTTTCTTTAAGTGCAGTCCTCCGCTTCCGCCGCCCGTCGTAGCACGCTGCGTATCCAATCGGACATCCGAGCGTCGGGCCTCGGTAACGACAGCCGCCGCGCCCACCGTTCGGCAGCTCGACGATATGATTCGTGCTCCTCGAGGTCCACCCGGAAGTTCACTAAACCGAGCCTTTCACGTCGTTGCGGTACCGCCGCGGCCTTCGCTTTCCGTCGTATGTCCGCCATACCAATGACGCTATCATAAAGACCAAGGCTTGACAAGGGCGCAACCGCGAGGTACGCTCCCTCCGTGGCACTAGTAAGCGGGGCGCTGACGGAGAAAGATCGAGTCCCCGCGCCAGCACCATTGCCAAAGGAGAGACCAATGGATGCGAAGTCCACAGAAGATCGGCGCGAGGAACTGCTAGCAGAGCAGGCCCGCCTCCAGGCTGAGGTTCAAGGACCTGGAGCACCAGTGCGCCTTGCAAATTTCCCAGAGAAAGGCGAAGGCGGCTCAGATCATTCTTGAGCTAACGCGGCTGAAGAGACTGAGGCGGTTCGCACTGGAAACGGAATTCTTGTCGATCGCAAGGGAGGAATTGGACGCGCCGACGTTCCGACGCCTCTACTCGCTTGCGCATCAGCGGGCAGGGCTTTCTGACGAGCCGGCAACCTGAAGGACGTGGTTGTCGAATTGATCCTGACGGAGATAGGCTGACATGAGGAAAAGGACTGGCGACGATCCAGCCGCTTCCGCCGCCGCCAGTAAAAACAAACTCTACCCCGGAGGCGACCTCTGATCGCCAACGGATAACGCGGCTCCGCAAAGAAAGGAACCAAGAGAAATGAGCTTGATCGACAGAATTGTGAATGAACTGAACACCTTTACCAAGAGCGCGGCAAAGGATGCGGTCCTTTTGCGAACAACCGAGAGTTCCCTGAGGAAGAACGTGGCTGACGCCCAAGAGACTCTTAAACTGGCGGTAATTGTTTACGAGTCCTTGGAGCCCGAAGCTGTCGACAACTTTTGGGCACACGAAGTTTATGCGCCGTACTGTCACGAATCGGCCCCTGTCTACCTGAAAAATCTTGACGAAGCCGTACAACGCTTCAAGGAGGGAGTTCAGGCCCGAAGGGACCAAGCGGTAGCCGATCGGGTCCAAGCGAAGGCAACCCACACCAATGCCGTGGCGACGGATTCGAACGTGAGGCCCGGGGTTGGTGCGGCGCCTGCTGACGGCGCGCCCGTTATGCCGGCAGGGCCCGGCAAAACCCTCGTTGACGATTCGGTCTTAGAGGCGTTACTCGTGCTTCTCCGCGACGCGCTCGCCAGCGCAGAGGCTACGATCGCCGCCCTCAAGGAATAATCCTGCGCTAAGCCGCCCGCCGGCGCGACCCCGCCTCAATCAGCTCCAGGGTCTCGAAACACCGGCAGTGGGGGTGCGCCGGCGGGCCTCCCTTGTACGCGTGCCGGTAGCTGCCGCCGATTGGCGCCAGGGAGCCACGGAGTGGCCCGCAGACAGGGCAGGGGGCCGGGTTCGCCCGCCGATTCCAGCGCCGCATGTACCGGCCCCGGGGCAGAGAGCCGGACTCGATCGCCTGCTCCCACAGGGCCTTCTGCGTCTCGGTGGCGGCGCGGGCCACCTCGGTGCGGGCGATGGCCAAGGCCCGAGACGCCTTGCGCTGATCGAGTGCCGCGGCCAGCCAACTATCCACCTGCGCGGCCTGCGCGCCCGCCTGGTAGCGGTCCACGAAGGCCTCCAGGGTCACCGCGCCACGCCGGCGCTGGCGGTAGACCTCCTCGAGCGCCCAGCGGGGGACGCGGTTCGACCGCAGGGCCACTTCGAGCTTGAGCTGCCGGCCTGCCCTGGCTGTGTCAAGGCCAATGTGCTCGCGCAACTGCCGGGCGATCTTCTCGACGGGCAGGCCGTCGCGGATCCCGTTGGCCACCACCTCCCGAACCGTCTCCCGCGCCTTGGCAGACAGGCCGGTGATCAGCTTTCCGACGGTGGCGCGCGCGGTCCTGGGTGCCGCGGCGAGGAAAGCGTCGACCGAGACGGGCTTCACCACCAACGGGGAGGCGTTGAGGTCGCGCAGCGCCGCCAAGCCGCCGCGGCGCACGATCCCGAGGACGATCCTTGTGGCATCCACTTGGAAGGTGCCCAGGATGGTCCGGACCTCGAGGAGGACCTCCAGCTTGGAGAGGTCAGCGGCGGCTACCGGCACCTTGACCTTGGAAAGCAGCGTCGCCACAGCCTCCAGACTCACGGAGCCGCGGCCCCGATCGACGGCGGCCTCCCAGGCGGTGACGAGGGCGGCGGACTGGCGGTCTGCGGTGGAGCGAAGGGCTGAATTCACCCTTGTTCTCAATCCTGAACGATGATGACTTGCGCGGGATCCTCCAGGAGCGCCAAGACGCGACTCCAGTCGGGTTGCGACGGAGAACTCGGCGGCGCCTCACCGAGGGCCCACTTCCCGATGATCTCGACGGCTTCGTCGGTAAAATCGACCACGTATTCGTCCGTCTCAACGCGCATCATTTTCCCTTCGGCTCCCAGAGCCAGATGGCTATGGCAAACGGTAGAGCAGCTCGGCGCCCCGCCGCGGTCTGCTGGCTACCGCAAGAGGTCCACTACCAGCATCAGCCCTCCGGGAACTCCGGATTGGCCTCGTTCCTGATTGCCATGGCGTAGGCATTAGACCCGACGTACTTCTGGGAGCGCTCCAAGAAGCGGTCGAGGGTCTGGAAGATGCCCAGGCTGATCTGGTCCTGGGTCAAGGCCTCGGGGATCTTCTCATCGGCGTCTCGGCGTGTCTTGCTGAAGATGCAGCCCGTGCAGTTGCAGCTGCCTGCGACGTTCGAGCCTCCCGGCTCTCGATCCGAGTACGAAGTACCCAGGTGGCGCAGCGTTTCGGTGGTCAAGATCAGTGCCTTCATTTGCTTGCCTCACTTTGAAAGACGATAGTGGACAGGTGGACGTTGCGAAGCGGGCGGGCCAGGGCTCGCGCGGCTTCGATGGCTACGGCGGTGGCCATCAGCCCGCTCCCGCCGCTCGCTTCAGCGCAGCAAGATCGCGAGCAGGCCGAGGGCGGCGATGCCGGTCTTCACTCTCCGCAGCGCCTCCATGGCGCCCCTGGTGGCTGGCGCGACCCCGTTCTTCTCCTCCTTCCACTCCGCGATTTCCTTGGAGATCACCTTCAACGCCTCCGTCTTCGAGATCATTTTCTTGGCCACGTGTCCTCCTTTCGGGAGATTCGCTCAAGTCGAGCAGCGGAACGGCTCTACTCCAAAACGCCTTGCCGCACGGACTCCTCGGGACCCTTTGCCGAGTTTTCGCTGTCGGCCACAGCCTTGGCTTCACGCCAGCCCACCTGCCGTACGAGAGTTCTCCGGGAATGCTTACGCCCGACCGTGGGTCAATCTGGTCATCGGATTGACCAGCGGGGCACGGACCGTTGAACGCCTATGGCGTTTTCTAGCCTGCCGTTCGCGCTTTCCCGGGTTCTCGTGACGACGACTTGCGCTCATGCGTGCCGTTACCTCATCCAGCTACTCAACCGCGTCCGTTCCGCTGCTCGCTTCAACAAATCACCCAATCTCGCCGCTCCTGATCCGGGCGGCCAGGGCGCGGACCAAAGCCTTCGGGCACCGGGAGTCGTGCTCGCTCACCACGGATTGGTAATGACCGGCCGAGCGGTAGACGGCCCTGCTGTTCTTCAGCTCGTCGCAGGCGCACTCCTGCTCGCGGCGCGCCGCCTCGATCCCGGCGGCGATGGACTCGCGGAGGGCGGTCCGACCGGCGTCCCAGACCTCTTCCGCCAGATTGATCCGACGCGCGTCAACGTCCGGATATAGAGGGGCGCGCTTGCGATCCCACCAGTCCTCGAAGGTCATGGTTTCACCCCCAGCCGGGCGAGCAGGGCTTCCAGGGCGACGGCGGCTCCCTGCTGAATGCCCGCTTCGTAGACGCTTGAAGTTTTTCGCTCCCGCTCCGTCCTGATCCGCCTGCGGACGGCGGCTACGACCTCGGAGCGGTCTAGGAACTCGCCATCGAGCCGCGACTCAAGCTCCCCGCCGAGTTCGCCGTAAACAACGCTGTACCGCTTCAGCAGCTTCGCCATCAGCCGGCCCTCCGCTCGAAGTCGCCGCCTTCGATCATGTCGGCTGCGTAGTACAGCTCTTCCGCGATCGTCCGACTGCCGTCTACCTCGCGGGCTCGCTGTCGCAGTCCTGCAGCGATGACCTGGCGTAGCTCGGCCTTAGCTCGTTCCCGTGCCTTCCATCCCTTGCTTCCCGGTTGCGGTATCGGACTTGCCATGCACCTATGCTAGACTAGGTTCGGAGCGGCTGTCAACCTCTTCGAAAGGAGACGTGCGATGCTTACTGGATCAGCGGTCTTGAAGGAGAAGGAGGACGCCGAGCGGCGCGGCAACCGGCAGGGATACGGCGCGGGCGCCGCTGCCGAGCGCGCCGCCTGTGCCAAGTTGGTCCGGGCGGCGGGGTGCATCTGCTCCAAGCTCAGCGGCTCCAAGGCCCGATACCGGCCCTTTGGGCATTACCAGGTCGCGCTCGAAGAACATGATCCGCGGTGCCCCAAAGCCCTCGCCAAGGCAATCGAGGCCCGCGGGAAGCTGCCGGCGGAGGCCGGCGCGGGGGCTGAGCCCGCCCTCCCTGACCCAGAGGGCGCTCTGCGCCTGTTCAAGTCGGCCGGCGAGGAGGTGGACCGTGAGTCGTGACCCGCACGCTGGTGATTTCGTGCCGCCAATGACGAGCGAGTACGTCTACATGAAGATGGGGGCGGACGAGGAACGCGCCCGCATCCGCCGGGAGTTGCTGGCGGCTGTCGAGAAGTCGGCCTGGTCCACCGCTGCGGGCGCTATCGTCGTAGACCTTGCCGACGTTCTGGCCGCCATCGATCGCGTCTGCCCGGAGGTGCCCAATGGCTAACGGACCGGAAAGAATTTTCACTGCGGCCCTTCGCCGTGCGGTAGAGGGGCAGAAGGTCGAACGCGTCGAGCTCGGGGCGGGCCTGCGGACGGCCAATAGGATTTCTTTGGCGGCCGTCGTGAACTACGCGGCGGAGCCAAAGGGCCGGGGCCGAGACAATGCACTGGCCTGGGTGGAAAAGGAGGCTGGTCGATATTGGGGCGCCGAAACAATGACCAGCTCGCATTGCTCGTGGCACCTGACCGCAGGCGATGCCCTGCTCCTGCTCGCCTACCGAGCGGGTGACAGCGGCGTCTTAGGGGCGGCGAAAGCCCACGTGGCCCGGGGGCTGGCCCTGGACCGTCCACACGCGACGCCCGACGGGCGGATCGTGGAGCCCGGCGCCCGGTGCTTCCTGGTCGCGGGCTCCTCGCCGCCGGTAGCGATGGCTGACCAGCGCGAGGTCCGTAACCGCCGCTGGCAGGCGTGGCAGGGTGCCAAGCCGCGGCTGCCTCGCAATCTCGCTGCCCTGGACTGGACGCCGCTCTGGCTCTGGTCGTTCCTTGCCCACGAGAAGGGCCTGGTGGCCGACGTGCTTACCCTGTCCAAGAGCATTCCCCCGCCCAGCCTTGCCTCTCCGGTGACTGTCTGGCGCGCGGGGCAGCACCACGTATCGGCCTTCACCGAGCCGGTGCGGGAACACCTTCTGCGGCTCGCCTATTGGGCTGCTGAGATCGGCGGCATAGAGTCCTACGGCTGCAACTCGGACTGGCCAAAGGGGCTCGGCTCAACGTCTACGTACCCAGCCGACATGCCGGCGATGCCGAGTATCTCCGGCTTTACCCAGGTCGCCGAGATCCGGTGAGCGCTTCCACCGCCCGCTCGCCTATCCAGCGGCCATACGCCGGCGGGATCGCCTGCGAAAGGTACTTCATCGGCATCCAGTCAATTCCCATCGCGGCACGGGCGTCCTCGACGCTAAAGGTCTCCCGCCCCGCAGCTCTTTCCTTCGCCTCCGGATTGGCGCCAGCGATCGTGAGCGTCTGGCGCCGTTTGAGTTTCCGTGGCGGTGTCATCATCCCGCCAGACATCACCGTGTGGTAGCTGTGGCCTGTGATGCTCAGAGCCTTCCGTTCGCGCCATCGGGCTTTCCCGCCGACGCCCATGCCGGTCCCGGTAACGCTCGTTGACTCTGGCGCATAGCCGTGCTGGCAGGCCGGGCGCAAGGCGATCGACCAGCTCGTCTCGAAGAGCCTGTGCCGGCGAATCTCGGCGCGCCCGTCCGGCGTCTTCCAGGGCGGCCTCGGGCGCCTCGACAAAGTCGCTGTGCTCGGAGCAGAGGTAACGGATGCAGAGCCCGCCGAGTGGCTCTCGGAGAAGCAGCCGCCGGGCTGCCCGTCCGCACTCCTGCTCGGTGGCCGGGTCCCAGAAGCCGCAGCCCCCCCCCTCACGGCACTCCGGACTCAACCGCTGCACCGGCATTGCCGGGCAGAGACCGTTCCCTTTCGATCTGGTCCTCACACCACATGACCTCGTATTTTTGGTCGAAGTCGTCTCCGACGTCACCGGCGCGCACCCTCTCGGCTTGGTAGCTCTTGGGGCTCATCTTTCCAGCCAGGAAGAGCGTGGTGCTCCTGTCCATGGCCGTAGACGGCAATCCAAAGTCGTGAGGGATCGAGACGATGCCCCGCTTGGGCAGCCCCCCCAAGAGCGCCATCAATTCAAGGATCTTCTGCCAGGCGCGTTCCTGGAAGATCACCAACATTTCCAGGAACGAGCTGGCGTGGACGCCCTGGAGAGTGATCTCGCGAGCGGTAACCGGCGAGTCCGGCCGGTCCACGAAGATCTGGTGGTGAGCGTCGCGGATGGCACCGATTTTCCAGTCGATGAGATCTTTGATGGTCTTGACGGCTGACCCCGATATCTCGTGGATTTGCAGGGTGGCGGCGGGATCGTTGGAGATCCACAGCCGACCCATCCTGGAATCGGGCAAGGTGGGCTTTTTCGTCGTCGGATCGAGAGGTGCCCCCGTCCAACTCACGTGGGTCAGGGCCGCCTCCCGGGCCAGCCCCAGGATCTCGGAGTTCATGATCCAGATGGAATTCTGTGTATGCGCGGTCTCGAGAAACGGGCACTCGCCCCGCCAGGGCCCGACGCGCCGGCCGTAGTGCGGCACGAGAGGGATCTCGAATAGCTCGTCTGATGGGTTGTCCGGGACGATAAAACTTCGGCGGGACTCATCCTCCACCCATTCGTCCTCGTCGTCCTGTCGATAGATCTGCGTCCGCACAAGCCGCGCCTGCGCCTCCCACGGGGCTGCGTCGGTCAGCTTTGGCGCCTGTGGATCGCCAGCAGTTACCACTTTGTAAACCACGGAGGATTCCTCCTCCCAGGCGTTGGGGTCGCGGATGTCCAATGCCTGCTCCGGCTGCTTGAAGGCGATCTGGAGCAGCCTGGGCAAGCCGTCGGCTCCGTACTGCCAGATGATTCGCCCCATGTCCTCGCGGTCCAGGGAGACCACTCGCGGCCGCGCGCGCGCCAACTGCCGGCTGGCGACGTCCGGGAAGCTGCGCGGGTCGTTGTCGACGAAGCTGAACGCGATCCCCTCGAACAGAGAATCCTCGAAACGCTCGTGGGCGTATTGGTCGAGGCTCGCGCCGCGACCGTCAACGTCGTCCACCCATCCCGGAGTCCTCGCCACCTCTTCACCGTCCCCGGACTTCGCCTCCTCCCCCACCAGTTCGACGTCCCATCCCTGATAGTCGATCCGACTCCGAAACGGGAGCCGCGCCATGTCCTCTATCGACTCCTTCCATGGGTTTGGAAGGTCGGACCTGTTGATCCGGCGGCTGTAGATCGTGTCGAGGTTGCCGAGAGCGGTCCCGAGCGTGCCGAGAGTGCCTGGCTGGCTCACCAGCTCGAGCTCGCCCGGGTTGGGGTAGTTGTACTTCCCCTGGAAGGCCAGTTTCCGCATGCGTGAGACGCCGGCGCGCAGGGCGCAGGCCAGCTCGTGGCGGTCATCGTCCTCCTGCAGCCACTTCTGCCGGGTTGCGACGCTGTTGCCCTTCTCGTTCGCCATGGCCTTATCCCTCCGTGGGGATATAGCTTACCACCGGTCTTCCTGCTCGCCACCTGTTTCGGTGCCGGCTACCCGGGAAGATCCCCGTTCGCCTCTTCCGCGTCCAGCAGGTCGAATAGCGTCGGCGTGGCCGCCTCCTTCTCTGCGCGGTCGACGTAGAAGACCATGTCCCCGAAATACCTGCCAGAGAGCTCGCTCGCGACAGCTCGCCGCCTCATTTTGATCGCCATGTAAGGAACGGTGCCGATGCCGGCGAAGGGGTCGAGCACCACGTCTCCCTCGTTGGTGAACTGCCGAATCAGCCGCTCGACGATATCGAACTGCAGGGGGCACAGATGCATCTCGCGTCCCTTCTGCGCTTGGACCATGTTGAGGGTCCGCATCCTAGCCACGTTGGTCCAGACGTCCGGATGCCAGCTGTGGGGCGGCAGAAGCATGAAGGTGGCCGGCAAGCGCTCCATGTGGTCCAGGTCTTCGCCGATCGCTTGGTGTGCCTCAAAATTGTAGACGACCTCCAGCGATCGGTCCCGCCACAGTTTGTAGAGCGTGGCATGGGGCAGCTCGCGCAACTCGTCGGATGAAAGCAATCGGTCGCCGGAGCTGCGCGCGAAACCGTGGGCATCCAACTGCCACCGCCACCGCGAGTAACCAGTTCCGGGGATCGGCTTGCGCCAATTCTTCTTGGAATCGAACGGCGCTGGCTTGCCGTGATCGTCGCACAGCGGTTTGTCTTTCACGACGGGAATATCCGCGTATCCGTTGCTCCGGTCGGTTGGTGGTTTCCGGAAGAGGAGCACGTACTCGGGAGCGCCGCACCCCATGCGACTCCCGTCCTTGCATTGCTCACTCCATCCCAATCGGTAGGTTTGATTATTCTCCCGCACAACGTCCGTCACGACCGTCTTCCTCGCGAGAAATCCGAAGCCGCGCCGTTCGAAGAACTCGGCGCACTGGTCGCTGAAGCGAGAAAGGGTCTGAAACCCATACCCGTTCATTCCGCCCGGCGTGATGCGATCCTTACAATGAATCGCCATCACTCTACCAGGCTGAAGGACCCGCAACAACTCTGGCGCGAGAAACTCCATCTGTCTCCAAAAGTGCTCATCGTTGTCGGTGTGCCCAAAATCTTCCACGGCCGGCGTGTATTCGTACTGAGTGCTAAACGGAATACTGGTGACAATCATCCCGGCGCTGTCCGATTCCAGGCTTCGCGCTTCCAGAATGCAGTCGTTGTTCACCAATCGGGAGTGCTCGGTCACGACCTCCGTCCTTACCACGCCGCGAGTCCGCGCCAATGCACCGGCCGCGAGGTCGCGATTGAACCCGAACTCCCGGATGATTTCCGTCATCTTGCCGACCAATTCGATGTGTCGTTGCCACTTCCCTTCCAGCACCTTGCGAACTTGGCGCTCGGCTTCGGTGTAGATGAGATCGATCTTGACAGGCCGATCCTGAAGGTAACGCTGTACACGGTGAATCGCCTGGATAAAGTCGTGGAACTTGAAGCCGATTCCCAAGAATATCGCCCAGCGGCAGTATCGTTGGAAGTTGCACCCGGAACCAGCTAGCACCGGTTTGGCGGCCAGCTCCGTGGCCCGCCCCTCAGAGAAGTCGATAATGCACCGCTCCCTCTCCTCGAGGCCCTGGGAGCCGTAGACGGTCAGTGCGGTCGGAATCGCGACCTCGATCGCCTTGCGCTCGTCTTCAAGGTCGTGCCAGAGCAGTCTGTGCTCCTCCGGCGCTTCCGCGCGGAGCTCCATCATCTTCTCAATCCGGCGGTCCAAGCTCCTGCGTTTCTCGGCCGCGGCGTCCTGCACTCCAATCGCGGCGTTGCGGAACATCCTGGCCTGGCCATCACGATCCGAACCGGCACCGTCGTGGTCGGTTGGGATCTCATGCCAGCGGACCTCCATCGGAGGCAACTCGTACCCCTCGTCCGAGAATCCGAGGTCGCTCGGCTTCTGGAGGAAAATGGCCCAGCTGTTCATCCAGAGCCAAAACTCGCGCTCCTTGTGGGGATGGAGGGTCAGCTTATCGGCCTGCGTACTGCTGCGCTTGAAAAAACGCGTCTTGGCACCCCCCACGTCCATGATTTCCAGGAACGCAGCGTAAGCGAGAAGCTCGATGTACTCATTGGGAGAAGGCGTAGCCGTGGCCACGAAGCGGAATCGGATCTTCTGGTTGCCCTCGAAGAGTCGCATGAACTCCCGAAACACTTTCGTGCCACCGAAGCCGCGCAGGCAGCCGGCCTCATCCAAGGAAACCCCGTCGAAGAGGTTCGGATCAAGGCGGCCATCGCGAATAGATTCGTAGTTCGTAACGTAGATCCGCTGATTGCGCGGCTCGACTTCGAGACTCGGCAACTCGGCTTGCAGGACCTCTTCGGTCCTGCGGACGAAAGTGATTTGCGTCCCGACCATGGCCGCGTCGCGCTTGAACTCCTGTCGCACGCCGAGCGGCGCGACGATCAGACAACGGCCGGACCCGAGGTGCTTCAAGACGAGTCGCAGGATCTCGAGCTGTTGGACGCCCTTACCGAGCCCGAAGCTCTCGAACAACGCGCGGCGGCCACCCGCCACGGCCCACCGGACCACGGCACGTTGATGGGGAAGGAGGATGGGGTGAATCTCGTCGTCCGCAACCTCGAACCCCTGGCGGGTGCTCATGACGCCCTTGGCGTCGAGGAATGCTTCGTAGGGGTCAACGGCCTGTTCGGGTTGGACGGACTCAGACTCTTCGTTTATGCTGGTGCCAGCCAAGGGATGACCTCCTGTTTAGGCTCCTGCGGTTAGACCGGCCGGGCGTCGCAAGCGTCCGGCCTCGTCGTATTTGAGAATAGCACCAGAAAACCTACAACACCACCCCTCAGTCACTCCGGGATCTCCATCTGCTCTCGAACCCGTCGCAGCGGCTGCTCGATCTCGCAGGCGCCCAGGAAGGCGTAGGCCACCGCTTGCCGGAACGCTTCCTGCGTGAGCGCCGGCATCGACGTCGAGTCAGGAGTCATCCAACTGGCGCGGATGGCGATTTGAGCAGTAGGGATCAACTCTGCGGTGATTCGGATCAGCCGGAGACTCGACGTCGCTGAGGAGACTTGGCGACATCGTCACCCTCCGGAGCAGGCGCGCGGTCAAAGAGTCACTCGCGGAGCGGCTCACGCCGAGGCCTTCTTTCCGTTACCATCGTAGCCGCAGATAGCGTCAAGGGCGCTACAGTGATACGCGACCAAGGGGTCAGTCGCCGCGATGTCTAGGAGTCGTTCGCGCGTGCCCTCCCACTGCGACGCGAGGATGGAGATCTGGCCCGCCAGGTAAGCGGCGGATGCCGCGCCTCCCTTCGTGGCCTGCGCCTTCCGTGGCATTTTCACCTCCATGAAAGAGAGGGGCGACGTTGCCGGCAAACGCGTCTGGCGACGTCGCCCCCGCATTGCGGGATCCCCTGGCCCCTAGGAGTTGTCGCCGGCGAAGGTGGTCTCCCCGGTCGCGGGGGTGGTCTCCGTCTCGGTCGGTGGTGGCGGAGCCGGCGGTGGCGCATTGGCCGCGTCCAGAGCGGACTGCAGGGCCGTCTTGGCGGCGGCCAGGGTCGCCTGGTCGGCGTCCATGCCATCCGACAGGGCGTTGAGGGGCGAAAGGTCGTTCTGGGCCAGAGCCTCCGCGACGGCCGCCTTGACGCGGTCGGGAAGCGTGCTCAGCGTGTCCACGGCCGTCTGGACCGTCGCCAGAAAGTCGGCGATGGCCGCGTGCGATTCGCCGCTCTCGCGGACGAAGCGATCCAGGGTCTCTTTGGTGTCCATTAGGATTGTCTCTCCTCGGGCAAAGCCCTCTCGAAGAAGTTGTTCGATGCGACGGAGGGACTCTGCCTGTGCGGCGTCCCCTCCGCCCGTTTCGTGTCCGCGGTGCCTCAACTCTTCGCGCAGCTCGTGCTTGACGTGCTCCGCGATGCGCCCCGCAAGGTCTTGAAAATTCGGCACGGCCTGCTCCTTTCCTCCTTTCGCCGGTGCGCGTCGTCAGATCCGCTTGAACTGGCCAGCGCCGCCCTGTCCGGGGCGTCCCTGACGGATGCACTGGATCAGCCCCTGGCTCTCCAGCGCGGAGATGTGCCGGCGCACCGTGGGGGCCGAAACTCCGGCGGCCTTCGCCAGCTCGTCTGCCGTGAAGACCTTGCCCTTACGGGCTGCCTTCGGGAGGGCCTTGGCCAGGCTCTCCACGGTGGATGGTTTGGTCGCCTCCTTCGCCATCGTTCCTCCTTTCATTTCCGATTGTCGTTCCTTACCGATTCGAAACGTAGCATGTCGAACGGCGGGCGTCAAGCGGGCAGTGCGCAGCAACCGCCTCGCGCCGACCGGTCCTCAGGGTTGGCGCGCGCGTGAAACGGTGGCCTGCTCGAGCCCGTCTCGCAACTGCTTTTGAAGCTCGGCCATCGCTTGCCCCTCGCCGTGGAGCGCGAACCTCTCTGCTCCAAGCCGATCGCCCTGATGCCACAGGAGATAGAGTCGGCGAGCCTGGTCTTTCGTAGCGGGCCCGAGGTCTACCCGGATATCAATCCGGCCACCACGAAGTAGGGCGGGATCGAAGTTCTCTGGATGGTTCGAGCAGACAAAGAGCACGCGCCCTCAGCCGCAGCAGGTCCGTCGATCGCTCCGAGCAGTCCGGCGAGAGTGATCCCTCCCGATGCCTCTTCGCGGGTAGGCAGCCGTGCGGCGTCGAGATCGTCCAGGAGCACGGCCGCCTTGGGACCGATGCGTGCCAGGGATTGCAGAAGCCCGGCGTCCGAGGCTCCCTTGCCAGTGACGTCCGGAATATGGAGCGCCATCCCGGCTTCGCTGCATAAGGCCCGGACCAGTGAGCCCTTACCGCACCCCGGGGGGCCAAAGAGGCCGATGCTCAAGCGCCACGGCACGCCCCTGGAGGCGTACCAGCTCGCGGAGTTGAGGAAGTCGCGGACGGAGGCGAGTAGGTCTTCCGCCGTCGATCCCGGCAGGATGACGCTCGACAACGGCCGGGGCAGAGCTCCCTCCAGATCTACCCAATCGCCCCACTGATTGGCGATCCGCACTAAGCCGCGCTGATTCAAACGGCGCTCGCCATACTGCGCCGCCTCCCGGATGACCTGATGCAGCCATGACAAGTTCTGGCGAGCGGTGTAGAGAGTGGCGGTCTCGGCCGCCAGGGAGCGGGTCTCCGGGCTCGCGCTGGGAGGGCCATCTTCCTTCCCTCGGTCGAGCAAGATCCACTTGCCCTGCCATCGGATCAGGTGCCAGCCGCGGCGGAAGGTTCCTGGCCCACGCGATGAGGATGCCGGCGGCGCTCAACAGGAGAGCGGTCGCGGTCAGGTTGCCGCCCGAAAAGTACGCCATCCCTCAGGTTCCCCACATCCGAAATTCAGCGACGTCGCCGGAGGACCCGCTGGCGACGATCGTCGCGGCCGGGAATCAGCGGGGAGGCGTCCGTCGAGGTGGAAAAGGAGGACGCGGCTCACGTCAGGCCACCCCCGCCAGCGTCTGTGCCCGATTGCTCATGGAGCTGATCTTACCCCAAACCTCCGGGCTTGACGCAACCTTCGGAAGTACGGTATCATCGGCGACTCAGGGGAGGGTCAAAGGGAAATGACCGAGGTCCAAGAATCCGACCAGGAACGCCTGTCCGAGCTTTTCGGCCACTTGACCGAAAGGCGACTCGCCATCTTCCTTGCGGCGGACGGCAAAACGCCCGTG